CCAAAACGGGAATTGGGGCAAATGCGGATTCTATCAAGATTGGTTGTATCCAGATCTTGGAAGACCACATCCCAGACCGGGCACCGGATTAGCTCAACGCCACCCCCGGCAAGCCGGTAGAACTGGCTCTGGCCCATCCAGTAAACGACGCCATTCATTGATCCAGCAGCCTTCCGGCCTATTAAGCCGCAGCCAGTGCCAAGCTCGTTGAACTGGTACACATAAGGAGGCCCAACATATTGCATTGCCCAGACAGCAAGATCGGTCCATATCAAGCCTTGTTGCGGCCCTTGAATGCACTGAACTATCGTTGATCCTTTTGGAATTCGATAGCTACCAGCTTGATTCGTGATGCTGGCGGTCCACTCGTCATAGTTTTCAACATCGCACCAACGGATCAAAAGAGGATCGCCAATGCCTGTAAACGTAGACCCCCAAGCAACAATCTGGCGCTGGGGCATAGCGACAAACATGCCGTGGTTGACCGGGGGAGCGGCAATGATGATGTTAGCAACCGCAGTCCCTAGAGTTGGGTTCCATTGGTAAATTGGGCCATTAAGCGGATTAGCGATAAGAATTGAACCCCAATTGTCTAAAGTCCAATCCGTCGCATTGATGGGGACGCCTCGATACTGCGGGGGAACGTAGCCGCCATACCCGTAGAAGCCGTATCCAGAAGACCCGTAGCCAAGACCCGGAGGCGAAGGGCCTACGCCATTGTAGTAGATAAAACGAACTTGCCCGCTATTCTCTGAGCCTGTCGCAGTTGAAGTTGCCGTGACGCTGCCAGCAATGGCAAAGTTGTTCGCATCGGAAACGGATGTGATGGTGTAATTTCCTTTGATCGTGATGCCACCAACGGTAGTCGCAATTAACGCCGTGTAAGTATCCCCCGCAAGATACCCGTGATTGTTGAGCAGCACGTTGACGGGACTTGTCCCGTTAGCCGTAGTGTACACCGGCACAGCGCCAGCATTGGACACCGTTGAGGTGGCCAGATCGCCCGCATAGATCGTGTACTGGTTCGCATTCAAACTTGGGTTGCTAACGGCGTATTGCCCAAAAAGGACAATGCCGCCGATGCTGACTTGAGTTTGTATATCAACAACATAGTAGCTATTCGTGTTGCGCCCAGCATCAACAATAACAACAGCATTGCTGCCAGAAGTCGTGCTGAAATTGACCGCGACATTGACCGTTGTCTTCTCCGGCGTGATGTCTTGGCTGCCGCCTGAGATGATGATCCCGAGCGAATTGCCGCCGCCGGTGATCAGGCCGCCGGAGACATACGCGCCGGGCGTCGAGGTCACATAATAGGAGACGCTGGTCGAGGTGGCGGCGGTGATCGTGAAGGTGCCGTTGTACCCGCTGGGGGTTACGCCGCTGACCGTGATGCTCTTGCCAACCGTAAAGATGAAGGTGTTGGTGAAGGTGAGCGTGGCGGTAGCGCCAATTTTGCCCGCAACAGTCATAGCGCCAGTAGTGGCGCTGGCGTAAGAGACGGTGCCGGTCCCCGAGGCTGTTACGGTATAGGTTCCGTTATAGCCGCTGGGCGTCATGCCCGAGACGGTGATAGTGCCGCCGACGATGAACGTGTAGCCGCCCGAGTAAGTGAGTGTGGCGGTTGTGCCCGTGCCGGACGCGGCGGTGACTGTGAGGCCACCCGCAGTAGTCGAGCTGGCGCCAGTAACAGAAATTGGCTGGACGCCGTCCGCCCCCACGCCCAAGTACGAGTTGGCGTTGGTGTCCTCCCACGCCCACAGGGCGCGGACGGTGGAGCCAATCTGACCCGCGTAGAACTTTGTCCACCCACCCAACTTCTGCACCAAGCCGCCAAGAGTGCGATCTGGTATGAATCGCACAAGCTGGCTTTCGGAGATGGCCGCCTCGTTGAGGGCGGGCGTCTTGTTTTGATCGACGCCCGGCAGAAGTTTGAGTGCGCTGTGGGGCATGGGCTACCCCCTTGTCGGGGTGGCGACGGTGGCGGGGCTTTGCGAGGACCACCCGGCGGCGTCAAACTTCTTGCGGGCCTCCTCAACGATGGCGCTCTTGAGGAGGGCCTGATACTGGCTCTCGTAGGTGATGGCCATCTGCGGGTCGTCATTCAGGCGCCCGAAGTTGCGCTGGTAGGCGCTGATGTAGATCATCGAGGCCATGATGAACACGTCGGGCAGGTAGAGGCTGATGAACGTCGAAGTGTTCGTTGCGGACAGGCTGTTGGGACGATAAGTGCCAACAACTTCAACGGGATAAGCTTGATCGGGGACCGGGCCAACGAAGAACAGCGTCTCATTGAAGGGCACAAAGTACTGGGGCTGGCCGCGATTGGCGGTAAAAGATGACCCGTAGACAGCGTCAAGGAACTCCTTTGACGTGGGAAGGAGGGGGATGCGGGCGCACAAATCGGGGTTATTGGTGGTGGATGCGTTGCTGCTTCCGTCAATTGTCCCGGCGGTGGTCATGCTCCCAGTGGTTGTGCTGGCGTATGACACAGACCCCGCCGACGAGCTGGTTACGGTGTAAGTCCCATTGTACCCGGCGGGGACCATCCCAGCCACAGTGATCGTCTGCCCGGCGGAGAACGCGTAGGTGCTGGAATATGTGAGAGTGGCTGTAGTCCCGCTGCCGGATGCGGCTGTAACATTCAGAACTGGCGGCCCCGTCAAGAGATTGATCTGCTCGCTGACGACAAAGGTCCCAGCCTGCGCATCTGAATTTGACGCCAAGTTGATGTTGAAGGACAGGTTCCTACTTCCAGCAGTCAGGACGAAGCTGGCGCCGTGCAGGGACGTGGACGTGAACATGAAGTCAATGTCACGGTACATCCGATTCTCGGCATAGGTAATCATGGATGGCAGGATCGTGACGAACGCAGGATCAGTCTCCGCCACGACGGCCATCGTGGCGATTTGAGTGACGTACTGCGAATATGTGAGGCCTGTGGTCATGACTAACCCCGTGATCCGCCCTTTATATCATTCCCGCGCCCATTACGCCATGCTTGACGCCTTTGCCCTCACGTCATTGACCCGAATGGTCCAGCCCTTGCCGAAGGTGTCAAAGGTATTTAGGCCCTTGAGGAAGTCCATCCGCATATCGCAGATTTTATTCACGGTGTCCTCGGCATCGTACTTCTTAATCGCCTCCAAAGACCGTGGTCCGATAACCCCGTCATCCGCCACACCGGCTATACGTTGTAGATACTTTGCCGCCCGGCCTGTGCCAGAGTTTACGGCGAGGTCATAGGCAGCGTAGTCCACACCTGACGGAAGATCATCGCCCTTGATCTTGTCCCAGTACATCGCCTTGTAGAAGGGCTTCACCTTCTCAGGTGTCAAGGTGCGCATATCGTTTTCAGTAGCAGTCCGCACAAGCCATGCTTCCCATGCAGCCTTTGTGACGCCCAAGTTAGTCATGCCCCCCGGATCTTTTGGATGGTTCACAAAACCCCCTTCGTGCTTCAAGACCATTGCAAAGCAGTTGTCCCAATTCTCTTTCATATCACTTTTCCTTTGACGTGAGGGCGTCAGTTTTGGCTTTCGATCCGGCGCTAGAGCCGTAATAGAACTGAACGACGCCGGTCCATGAAGTGCTGAGTGAACCAAGCATCATCAGGAGGACTTCAGTTCCCGTCTGCGGGATGCCGAACACCATAATCCAAATCAACGCCCCAAAGAACCCGAAGGTGATGAAGAAGGCGAGAGCCTTCGGTGTCCAGTCCTTGGTGTCACGCTGCATTTGCCGGGCGCTGTCACGATCCCCCGCCGCAATGCGCTCAAGATCGATGTCCAGAGACTTCATCTGCACCTTGAAGTCGGCGTCGATCTTCTTGATGGCGGCAAGTTGGTCAGGCGTTGCCGAAGCCATGGCGTCGGAGATCTGCGCCTCTGTGGCGTCTTCGTGGCCGAAGAGGGCGTTGGATAGCGTTTTGACGGCGACGCCAGCCAGCGGGCCTCCCAACGCCGTGGCGATGGTGGGGGCCACCTGACCGAGCAAGGGGCCAAATTTAGCAAGGAGATCCATTTATTTACCCTTTTCAAGGAGAGTGATGCGTTTATCGAGAGCGGAGATCATCTGAGCTGTGTCAAACCGAATGGCCGCTCTGGCGGCGGCAGCATCCGCAACCATGTCCATGCGGCTCTTCTCAATAGCTGCCATTGAGCGTTCGCGGTCGAGTGTCATGGCGGCGCGGGCAAGCGCGGATTCTTTCTCAACCTTGCCAATTTGATCGCTTAGGTTCTCGCGGATCTGAGCCATGTCGATGGTAGTGCCCTGCGGGGGTATAGCTTTATTATCGGAGTTAACGACAACAGCTATTTTTGATTTCAACTGAATGATCTCGTTATTTGCGCTGGACAACGAACTCATAAGGTACACAACGCAAGAGAAGAGGATTGGGATGCCGGAGAAGGTGATCTTTTCAACCAAGGCGCTCTTGCTGGCCGTCGCGGCCATCTCAAGAGCGATCTTTTCCTGCTTCTCTTCGGTCGTGCTCATTTGTCAGCCTTTCCGTCCAGCTTGTCGTAGATGCGCTTAAACATGTCCTCAATGTGGTCCATGCGCTTGTCCATGTCGGGCTTGCTGACATAGGACTTGGGAAGGTCTACCTCTAATTCATGAAGATCTCTGCGCAGTTCTTTGACAGCGCCCCAAATTTCACGCGCAAACCAGCCGCCTGAAGC